ACGACTTCGCCTGACACAATAATTCACGCAGCAGACCCTAATGGAGCAATATTAAGGTTAGAAAGAAAAGACAATAATGTATTAAGTGGTGATTTACTTGGTGGAATCGAAACATATAGAGATGATGATGATGGTGCTTATATTCAAACTTTTATAAAATCTTATGCTACTGAAACTTATGGTAGACAAGGGTATATGACTTTTGGAACAAATGATAATAATAATGGAAACGCTACAGAAAGAATGCGTATAGATAGTTCTGGAAACGTAGGAATAGGAACTGATTCGCCTGCCTCTAAATTTCAAGTTAAAACAGCAACTAATCAAAATATAGCATTTAATTTAATATCAGGTGGTTCATTAAATGGAATACAGAGGATTTCTGCTTATAATGATGCAGCTACTGCGAGTGTACCTTTAGGAATTGGTGCTACAGAATTATATTTTTTAAGTGGTGCTTCTTCTACAGAAAGAATGCGTATTACAAGTGGGGGGGATGTTTTAGTAAATAATGCAACAGCATTTAGTTTAGCAACTCACGACCCTGATGTAATTACAACTGAATCGTTTGGTATTAACAATGGTAGTAATCTATCAACTTTTGGTCTTGATAGAATACATTTTAATAGTTCTAATTATTTTGTTTTAAATGCTTCAGCAGTAGGTGTAAAACTTGTTAGTGGTGCAACAGCTTGGACTGCACAATCAGATGAAAGTTTAAAAGAAAACATTAAACCTTTAGAAAATGTTTTAGATAAAATAAAAGATTATAGATGTGTAGAATATAATTTAAAAGCTAATAATAATAAAAAAATAGGTTTTATTGCACAAGATTGGGAAAATGATTTTGCTCCAATAGTTAATAAAGATGATGAAGGTTTATTAGGTATGAAATACACAGAAACAATTCCTGTGTTATTAAAAGCAATACAAGAACTAAAAGCAGAAGTAGATTTATTAAAGCAAGAATGTAAATGTAAAAATTAGTATATTTATATCTTAATCATAAAAATTTAATAAAATGTCAAAAATTACAAAAGAAGAATTAAAAGAATTACAAGAACAACAAGGTAAGCTAAATGCTATTAAACACGATATTGGTTTATTAAGCACACAAATACATAGCTTAAACCATATGTACGCTGATGAAATTTCTAAACAAGAAGAAAGCAAGAAATCATTAGAAGAAAAATATGGTAAAATTAACATAGACCTAAAGGATGGGTCATATGAAGAAATCAAAGAAGATAAATAATGAGTTTACAGGATATGAAATTGTATGCAATTAATTTTTCAGCGTTTACGCTAAGTTTTACAAATATTGATATGGTATTAAAAATAATACTACTTACAGTTACTATCCTGTACACAACTCACAAATGGTATTTAATGTATGAAGAAAATAAGCGAAAACATAAGTTATAAGGAAGCAGTACGTTCCGAAACAGCTAAACGTTTAGGTATATCAAACAAACCTAAAAAAGAACATATTGAAAATATGGAGTTAATAGCTGAAAAAATCTTTCAACCATTAAGAGAGTGGGTAGACCATCCTATTAGAATAAACAGCTTTTATCGTTCAGAAGAATTAAATTTAAGAATTGGTGGTGCAATTTCATCGGCTCATAAAGATGGTTTAGCAATGGATTTAAATTCTTTAGGTGGAAAAACAAATCTTGAAATGCTTCATTACATAAAAGACCATTTAGACTTTGATGTTTTAATTAATGAATACCCAAATGAAGAAGGTGAACCAAAATGGATTCACGTTAGTTGGAATAAAAAGAAAAACAGAAAACAAGTTTTAGAAATAAAACGTAAAGGTAAATACTATACTTATACAGGCGAATGTAAAAGCTGTAAATGAAAAAGGTAGAATTTGCAATAATTGAAAGGTTTGCTTTAGGTATATTAATTGGTTTTAGTTATTTACCTGAAGATGAACAAACTGATTTTGATGAATTGAATATATATTTAATTTTTATAGTATTACATTTTAAATTTTATAACGATGCCCATACCTAAAAAGAAACAAGGAGAAAAACAGAAGGACTATATGATGCGATGTGTTCCTCAATTAATGGGTTATCACGATGAAAAACAAGCTGTAGCAATATGTTATGATGCTTTTAAAAATCCTAAAAAATAATGAATAAAATATTATCTAAATTATTTGGGGGTATAGGAACAGGTATAGCAGAAAAAATTTCTAATATAATAGATAAACATACTTTTAGCAAAATTGAAAAAGCCCAGTTTGAAAAAGAAATGGAGGAGATATTTATAAAAGCAGAACTTGATCTTGAAAAAGAAATTACTTCAAGACATAGTGCTGATATGGCTTCTGATAGTTGGTTAAGTAAAAACATTAGACCTATGCTTACTATATTTTCTTTAGTACTTTATACTCTTTTTGCTTTAATAGATGGAAACATAGGGGAGTTTAATATAGCTAATCAATATGTAGATTTACTTGGTCAAATAGTTATAATGAGTTTAGGGTTTTACTTCACTTCAAGAGGTATTGAGAAAACAGCTAAAATAATTAAGAAATAATGGCTAAAGGAATTAATATAAACACATATAAAAGCAAATCTAAAAAACGTAAAGGAATACACGCTAAAAGTAAAATGAGTGCCTTAAAAGGCTCTAAAAACTATTTTAAGAAATATAAAGGTCAAGGTAAATAATTTTTTTATATATTTGACTCACACTTGCAAAACCTAATAAAGTTGGACGTTGCTTGGATCAGGTAATTAAATTATTTCTTTTTTGTAGGCTTTTTTCTTTCTTTTTCTTTTTGTCCTTTTTCTTTTTCTTTCTTTTTAATTATAATATATGGAGTGTAAAAAATGTGAAATAAAAATGTTATATTTAGGCAGTAATCAAAATGGTTACTTTTACCTATGTAAAAATTGTAATAACGTAATTCCTACAAATAATGGTAACATATATGATTGACAAAATACTTAACTATAAGACTTATTCAGTTAAAAGAAAAATAGATTCATTACTTGAAATAGATGCAAACATTTATTGTAATTTAGGTATAGATTCTACAAAAACTGAAAGATACGAAGCAAAAAAATTATCAAGACAAATCTATAGAGCTATAAAAACTTTAGACCCAGAACAAGGGCATAAGTATTTATATCATATGGATAAATGAAAAAGCTAACAAGAAGTAAGCTAATTAAAAAACTTGACAAAGTATTTAGTTTATATATCAGGCTTCGTTTCGCTAAAAATGAAATAGCTCAATGTTTTACTTGTGGAAAAAAAGATCACTATAAACGACTTCAATGTGGTCATTTTCAAAGTCGTAAATACTATTCAACAAGATGGGATGAAATAAACTGCCAAGTTCAATGTGCAGGGTGTAATGTATTTCGATATGGAGAACAATTTATATTTGGCAAAAATTTAGATTTAGAGTATGGATCAGGATGTTCTGAATCACTTTATTATAAAGCAAAACAAATAACAAAATATACAACACCAGATATTGAGGAGTTAATAAATAAGTATAATTCGTTAATAAAAGAGTTAAACTAATTTATATATTTATACTGTTCTGTTACATTTGTCTTTGTTAAAGAAAGGGGGTTAATTAAATTAGCTCCTTTTTTTTTGCTTATTTATTAAAAAAATTGTTTATATTTATAATTCATTTAAAAATTATATATATGACAAAAGACAGAACTATCTCCTACGAACAACACTATGTTCAAGTAGGATTTTACCAAAACTTTATTAAAAACAAAGAACAAGAAATCAAAGACTTGAATAAAGAAAATGATTTCCTTAAACAAGAAAACGAATGTTTAAAAGCAAAACTTGAAGTTTCACAAAAAAACAGAATAACATTATGAACAAAGAAAAATTAAAAGAACTTTACGAGAAGTACGAATTAAATCCTAATCACTTTTTTAAACATCAACACTACACTATTATTACACGTGCAGGAATAGACGCTATACAAGCTAAAGCGCAAATTAATATAACGTATGATGTTATTAAATGTGAACCTAACTTTGCAGTATTTAAAGCTATTGCAACTAAAGGTGATTCAAGAATTGAAACATTTGGATCTGCATTAAAAGGTGTAGGTTTTAAAGATGGTTCTACTAATTCTTGGTATGTAGCTGAAATGGCAGAAAAACGTGCTATGAGTAGGGGTGTTTTAAAACTATCAGGGTTTTACGAACTTGGCGTTATGTCAGAAGATGAATCCGAATCATTTAAAAAGAAAACCACAAAAGAAGAACTAATTAATAAAAACAAATAAGTGATTAAAATAAAAGAAGAATTTAAAAAGTTAATACCAGCTTTAACTAAAGAAGAATATAAACAATTAGAAAATAATTGTATAGCAGAAGGTATTAGGGAAAAAATACTTATTTGGAATGGTTTTATTATAGATGGGCATAACCGTTATGAAATATCTTTAAAGTGGGATTTAGAAATTCAAACAGAAACAAAGCATTTTCAAGATGAAGAAGCTGTAAAAGAATGGATGATCCTAAACCAATTTGGTAGAAGAAATTTAAGCAATTACCAAAGAAGTGTTTTAGCATTAGAACTTGAAGAAGTTTTTAGTAACAAGGCTAAAGAAAATTTAAGTAAAACAGGTGGCGATAAAAAATCAGGTTTGGCAATTTTGCCAAAGCCGATAATTAATAAAATTAATACAAGAGAAGAACTTTCTAAAGTTGCACAAGTTGGTGAAAGAACTTTAGGTATGGTAAAAAAAATACAAGCACAAGCAAGTGAAGAAGTTAAAGCAAAACTATCTACAGGCGAAGTAAGTATTAATGCAGCTTACCAAGAAATTAAGAAAGAAGAAAAAAAGAAGAATAGACTTGAAAAAATAGAAGAAATAAAAAAAGAAATTTCTAAAGGTTTAAAAGCACCAGATGGTTTATATGATGTAATAGCGATTGATCCTCCTTGGGAATATTCAGAACGTGGAGGCAGTAGTTCTAAATCATTTGAAGATAATGGTAATCGTGGGGGTGTTGATTATCCTACTATGACAGTAGAAGAATTAAAAAAAATAAAAATTCCTTCAAAAAATGATTGTGTTATGTTTCTTTGGACTACTCACGCTTTTTTAAAAGATTCTTTTGATTTATTAAATGTTTGGGGATTTAATTATAAAGCTACTTTAGTATGGGATAAAGTTAAAATGGGAATGGGAAGAAATATTCGTATGCAAATTGAATTTTGTTTACTTGCTACTAAAGGTAATCCTATTTTGAATGGTTCAGGAGAACGTGATATTATTACAGAACCAAGACGTGAACATAGTAGAAAACCAGAAGCATTTTATACTAAAGTTAATAATATGACTGCTGGTTATAAATTAGATTATTTTGCAAGAGAAAAAAGGGAAAACTGGTTTACTTATGGAGCAGAAGATGGAAAGTTTTAGAGAACTGTTAAAGTTTGGAGAAGAAGGAGAAAAAGAAGTAGCATTAAAATTATTAGATATTGGCTATACTGTTTTACCTTTATATCAATTTAATAAACAACACGCACCTTTCTTGCTTTCAAAAAAAGGAAAAATAACTTTACCTGATTTAGATTGTTATAACGAAAATAAAGAAAGTATTTATATTGAAGTTAAAAGCAAAAAACAATGGAATACTACTAACGGAATAATAGAAACAGGTTTTGACTTAAAACACTTTAAGGAATATAAAAAAATACAAGAAAAAACACAAAAAGAAGTTTGGATTGTATTTAACCATAAAGGAAAATATGAAGGGTTTTATACTATAAAATTAGATAATGTTTATAGAATTTGGGATGGCAAAAATAAGAATGGTATAAAAAAATTTAAACCTCTTGTTTTTTATAAAAAAGATAGCTTAAAAAAAATATAAATCAATTAATAAATAAATCAATAAATTATGAGTGCAATTATCAATGCGAGTATTAGGGTAGACAAATTACCTAAAGAAAAATTTGTAAAAGGTAAAGATGGAGCAGTTTATTATAACTTAACCATTTCAGTAAATGATGAAACAAGATACGGAAACAATGTAGCTATTATGGATTCACAAACTAAAGAAGAACGTGAAGCTAAAGTACAAAGAAACTATCTTGGTAATGGTAAGGTTATTTGGACTAATGACATTATTAAATTAGCAGAAAGAGAAGAACAAGTAATCACACCTGCTGAATCTAATGATCTTCCATTTTAATATTATAAAAAACTTTTTTTTTAAAGGGGTCTAACACACCCCTTTTTTTTATATATTTATACAAATGCAATTACGACTGGACGAACAACAAACTATACAATATCTTGCTATGCAATCAATAGAAGAAGATTGCAAAATAGATGTTAAAGAAAAATTAGAATATCCTCCAGTTGCTTTATCACTTGGAGAAACATTAATAAAAGGAAAAAATAAAGATATGCTTTTACCAATACCTATTGGAACTTACGGAAACTTTAGCTTTATACAAGCTCCTCCTAAGACAAAAAAAACATTCTTTATATCCTTACTTGCTTCTGTTTATTTATCAGATCAAAATCATTTTGGAGGTAAAATAAAAGGGCATAGAGACAATAAACAACTAATACACATAGATACAGAACAAGGAAGATGGCATTGTCAAAGAGTATTTAAAAGAGTTGCAGAAATGGCAGGAACATCTGACAACTATTTAACTTATGGTTTAAGAACTATTGGTTATAAAGATCGAATAGAATTTATAGATTATTGTTTAGAACATAAAGCTGAAAATCCTGGACTACTTATTGTAGATGGTATTGCAGACTTATGTGCAGACGTTAATAACATTGAAGAATCAAATGCTTGTGTTCAAAGACTTATGGAATGGTCAGCAAAATATAATGTTCATATTATGTGCGTAATACATTCTAACTTTGGGTCAGACAAGCCCACCGGACATTTAGGTAGTTTTCTTGAGAAAAAAAGTGAATGTCAAATACAATTAGAAGCAAACACAGTTAATAAAGAATGGATAACAGTTAAGTGCAGAAGAAGTAGGGGTTATTCGTTTGAAACATTTAGTTTTAAGGTAAATGAAATAGGACTACCTGAAATCATAGGGGATTTATACGATCCTTTAGAAAACTAAAATTAACTATGAAAAACGACTTATCGGAAATCTATAATAAACATCAAATTTGGATTGATATTGTTTCTTCCTTTGGCTGTAATAGAGAAACAGCAGAAGATATTACACAAGAGATGTACATAAAGATTCAAAAAAGAATTAATGGAGGACTTAACATTGATTTTGGAGATGACTATAATTATTACTATATTTTCAAAACATTAAAATCTTTGTTCTTAGATTTAAAACGCAAAGAAGCTAAAGTAAATACGTTATCTATAGACAGTATGAGGGATTTTCTTGCAGACTTTGATGCTGCTAATTATGAAGAAGTTTATGCTACAATACAAAACGAATTAAATAATATGTATTGGTATGATAAAAAGATATTTGAGATCATAGAGGGTGGAGAAAGTATAGCCCAGCTTTCAAGAAAGTCAGGGATTCCTTACTACTCACTTTATAACACTTATAAAAAAGTAAAAGAAAAACTAAAAAAATTATTATGAGACTTGGAGACATAGTATTCTACATTACAAAATATACAGGCATTAAATGGCTTGTAGACAAATATCATAACTATATGGGAACTGAATGTAATTGTGACAAAAGACGTAAAGACTGGAATAAAATAAAAATAAAAAGATGGTAAAATTTAATAAATATGATTTCAAAGACTGGGAAAAATTTAGGCTTTCAGAAAAATCAACCATTAGTCGTGAAGAATTTAAAATGGTATGTAAGTTCCACGCAACCTATTACGATCACAAATACTTTGAACCTTGTACTTGTAATCCCAAACTAATAAACAAATGGATTAGTGAACTTAATATCATTTGGAATAATGGGAATTAAAACAATAAAGAAGTTAGAAAAAGTATTAATTGCTTTTTTAAATATGGATGGATGGGATTTAGAATGGACTGGAAATAGTTATGAACACTATGATGCTAAAGGTTTCACACCAAAAAAAAATCCCTGTGTAATCGAAATGAAATTCAGAAATAAATATTATCCTGAAAAAATGTTAGAAAAATATAAATATGATGCTCTTATGAAAATGGATAAAAATATTGTTAAATTATATTTTGTAAATGATCCTAAAGGAAACTTCTTATACTGGTTAAATGCCTTAGAGCTTCCAGAACCAAAAGATATGTACTGTCCTGATACTACAATGTGGACTAAAAAAAGATTACTTAAACCTGTTTACTTACTCAAGGAAAATCAAGCCACAAGAATTAATCTAAACGAACCTTATTAAATATTTTGTTTATATCGTTTAATTAACTATTTTTATTAAATGATATTGTTAATAGATGCAGACAGTTTAATCTTTGCAAGTTGTTACAGAACAAAAGACGAAGAAAATGATGATCCTTATTATAGAGACATTGAAGATTCTATAGTTAAATTTGATGAACAATTTATGAAGATTGTTAATGATCTTGAAGAACAATACGAAATAGATAAAGTTATTACATTTAACGGAAGCAAAGGAAACTTTAGAAAAATACTTACACCAACATATAAAGCAAATAGAAAAAAACAAGAACTCCCTCCATTACTTCACGAAATGCATCAATACGTTAAAGATACATACAATAGTAAATTTGTGTATGGATTAGAAACAGATGATCTTGTGGCTAAATACTGGCAAACACTATCAAATGAAATAGGAAGGGATAATGTAATGATTGTTTCAATAGACAAGGACTATAAACAATTTCCTTGTTTAATGTATAACTATCACTACAAGCATCAAGAAGTATTAGACATAAGCGAAGAAGAAGCATTATACAACTTCTACGAACAAATGATAGTAGGAGATACAGCAGACAATGTCAATTACTTTAAGGGCAAAGGAAAAAAGTTTGCAGAAAAATATTATGCAGATTGTAAAAGTAAATATCAATACACTAAAAGACTATACAAATTATTTAAAGAAGAATACAAAGGCAAGGCAAGACAGAAATATGTAGAATGTTATAACCTATTAAAATTAAGAAATGAATAAAAAAAACAAATGGTTTGTTCAGAATGAAATAGCCGAAAAAATAATAGAGCTTTCAGGAATTAATATATTTGAAAGATCAAGAAAAAGAGAAATAGTAGAAATGAGATCATTATTCTTTTATATTTTAAGAAATAAATTAGATATGGGTCTTACTGAAATATCAAGATATTTTGAAGATAGTGCTTCTTCTATAAATCACGCAACTGTCATATGGTCATTAAAAAACTATGATGTATATAAAACAACAAATAAAAAGATTCAAGAAATAGAAAAAATGATAGTTCTAAAAACCTCTATGAATATTAAGGGAATAAATAGAGAAAGTTATTTAGAATTAAAATGTAAAGAACTTGAAGCAGAAATAGAAAGATTAAACACAAAACCTAATGAATCTAAAATAATAGATTTAATAAATAAAATTCCTAAAGAAAGAGAAGGAGAATTTATTACAAGAATGGAATTAATGATTAAGGGATGGCAATGGCAATATAGAGATAGTACTACAGCTTATGCAGGAGAATAAACTAAAAGATCAAGCATTACTTAAAGTTCAATCTAAAATCTGGGAACAAAAAAGATTAATAAAAGAATTAGAAGATAATATTGAAAAAGATAATGACATTGAATTTGAAATAATAGAATTACAATTCAACAATGCTATTAATCAATTAGACATATACGAATACATAAAAAAAGCAATACAGAATTATGACTAAACAAGAATTTAAAGAAACAAAGAAATATCTATTAGATCAATGTCAAAAGATAATGGATGCTAAACAACCTGAATACACACAAAAAAATATAGACGTTCTAAACAACTTTAAATCTACTGCAGAAAGCATAGGCATTCAACCTATGGAAGTTTGGGCAGTATTCTTCAACAAACACATACAAGCAATACTAACACACGCAGGAGACCCAACAACACCACAAGCAGAACCAATAGAATCAAGATATGCAGATGCAATCAACTATCTATTATTAGGTTATAGCTTATTACAAGACAGACCTAAAAAAGACATCATTTCAGGAACAGAATGATATACAACCAAGATTGTTTAGAAGCTATGAAAGAAATGTCAGATAATCAATTTGACTTGGCTATTGTTGACCCTCCTTATGGCATTGGTTTCGATGGAGGACATAAACCCACACAAGGAAAAAGTGGAAAAAGCAAAACATTTGATAGAAACACAATACTTTATAAAAAAGGAAATTGGGACAACAAAAGACCTTCTTTAAAATATTTTGATGAATTACAAAGAGTTTCTAAAAATCAAATTATCTGGGGAGGAAATTACTTTGCTGATTTATTGCTTCCTAAAAAGGGGTGGATTTATTGGGATAAGAAAATAACAAATGCAAATAATAAAAACTATTCTGATGGAGAATTGGCTTGGACGTCTTTTAATTGTATTTTAAGAAAATTTACTTATGATTGGATTGGGTTTGGTTATTTAAATAATCCACAAAAACAAAAGAAAATACACCCAACAGAAAAACCAATTCAACTTTATGAATGGTTGCTTATCAAATATGCTAAAGAGGGAGATAAAATACTTGATACACATTTAGGTAGTGGCTCAATAGCAATAGCTTGTCATAATTTAGGATATGATTTAACAGGATATGAAATAGACAATGATTATTATGAAGCTGCAGTAAAAAGAATAGAACAACATAAGGCACAAAAAAGATTATTTTAAAATAAGTTAAAAATTACGTTATATAGATATATAGAATTAATTAATTAATATTTTATTAATTGTGGATAATAGAAAAAACAATGGAGGACATTCGACAAAAGGCTTTGCAGGGAGACCTAAAAAAGCAGACGAACTAAAGCTAATTGAAAAACTTGATGCCTTAATAGATAATGATGAAGTAATTAAAACTTTAGGCAAACAAATACTAAAAG